CAAGAAGCAATAGTTTTTGCAAGCTCCATATATTTAAGTTTCCAGGATATACTTAAAGTGTTTTTCATAAATATGTAAGTTTTGTACTTGCCAATATACATTTCCTTTTTCTTTTTCAATTATATTAGCAACAGTTTGCAAAACATGGCTTTGCCATGCAAAATCATTTTTATATCCAAAAACAGCATCATTGCTTCTCATTTGTACGACACAATGTAATTTTTTATCTCTAATATAGTATGTTACAGAATTTGTGCAAATAAAATCGTTTTTTCCATTATCATTGTATTCAACCCAAATACTCGGTCTTGTATAAATCATTGAGGCTCTCCTTGTAAATTCATTTTTAGTTAATTCTTCAATAACATTTTTAAATTGATTGTGATACAAATCTGAAAAAATTAATTTGCCATAGTTAGAATTTACTTCACCATAATTATTTGCAGTAATTTGCCAAGCTTTAGGTGTTTTTTCTTGAGGTAAATCTCTTATATTTGTAGATTGGCTTTTATACCATTCTAATTCTGCTTTTATATAATCTGAATTTGGTTTTGCGTATATTGTTGCTTCATTTGCTAAAAAAGATACTCCTAATATTTCAAGTGTTTTTTCTCCTGTTCTATCAATTGAAAAATCTTGCATGTGATATTTTTTTTTAAAAATCTTTTTAATATCACTTATGGTATTCATCTTGACCTTCTATTTTTCCACGATTATAAGCAACTAAAAAAGAACTATAATTTATTAAATCTTTCGCAGTGTCTTCTATACTTTCAAAATTAGGTTTATCATCACTTTCAATTAAGGACCATAATCGCATAGTTTTAGTATGTATCATTTCCATAATTGATAATCTTCCTCTTGGCATATAGTCTATATGTTTTATTCTTGAATTTGTATTTCTATAATCATTTGATTTTTTTTCTGTAAGATCTATACATTCTAAAAGTATTTTTTTTATTTCATCATTTCTATTTTTTTTAGTCATATAAATCCTCAAATCTACCGGTATTATCTGAATGGTCAGGTTCAATCCAATTATCTGGTTTTATTAAATCTGGCAAATCAAACTTATTTTCTCTTGTGTTGTTTTTGCCTAATTGTTTACTCATATTAGCTCTATGCACTTCTTTCCATGCTTTATTTATATCAACATCAAAAGTATCTAAAGTACCTAATGCAACAACAATTAAATCAATAAGTGCATCTACACAATCTTCTGGACTTTTTGCGCCACTTAACTCATCAAGCTCCTCTTGCAAAAAATCAATTCTAAAACCTAAATATACATCTAATAAATGATCGCTTGCATTTTTAGACCACTCATCTAATGCATATTTTTTGTTTAGTTTTTTTATATCATTAATCATATTTTTAAAGCGGAAGAAGCAACCCACTAATTTTGCTTCTTCCTTAGTCCAATTTCTAGTTAGACTTCTTCATATTTAACTTCGTGTCCAGCATCAATAAGTTTATTATATTTGATAATTGCTTGTTGTTTGTCTTTGTATTGCATGGGCGGTAGCCAAGCATTGTCGTATTTAACTTTTATAAAAATCATTATTTCCTCCTTCTAATCTCTCAAACATTTCATTCTCAGTTAATAAGCCAGAATTAACTTGACTTTGAAGATAAGATTCTAAACTTAAATATTTACCCTCTTCATGTTGAACAAAATCCAAAGCTTCTTTTTTAAAGTAAAAATTTTTCAGTCTTCTAAGTCCAAATAATTCAGTGTCATTAGCTGTGTGATAAACAGAATATTTAAGAGAACTTAAGTATCTATCAATCTTATAGACTAAGTAATTTCCAGAACGACCTTTATAAATTTCACCAATTTTTTTCATTTTATCTCCTGTATAAATATAAATATATACTATTATATATTTTTATATGTGTATACCTTTTATTTCCAATTTTTAACCCAATTACTTCTTTGTTTTATTAAAGGTCTTTCTGATATTTTAGTTTCAGTTTGTATGCTTTTATTATTTTGAATTAAATAATCTATTTTTTCGTAATTAGGTTGTAAAATATATAAAGATGCAAATGCATAAACCATTGTATCTAATGCTTCGTTTCTAGTTGTTTTTTTTACCCATTGAAACTTTTTAACTCCTTTAGAATACTTAATTACTCTTTTTTCTGATGTAAGTTGCTTAAAATACTCTTCATCTACATCTGCAGGGAAATGTATAGTTCGTAATTCAGCTCCTAATCTTGTATAAATAGCTTCTTTTGCTGTATCAGATCCGACAGGATATAAAACATGCTTAGCTCTTCCTATAAAACTTGGTCTTCCTGCAATAGGTTTTTGTTGTTGTGATTGTCCTTTTATTGCAAATACTTTTCTATGATTTCTTTTTGCACAAAAAGCATAGACTTGTTGCGTATGATGACCACCAGAATCTACACAAGCTCCTGCTATTTTTAATTTTTTACCATCTTCTCTTGTATAAAAGCCTTGTAAAAAACTATCTAAATCATTCCAAACCGTATTACTTGATGGATCACCATGAAATATTTTATAATGTATAACCCAAGCTTCATTATTATATGACCAACCAATAACTTGCGCTTCTAGTCTATCATTTTGTACATCAACTCCGCAAGTTAACAACAATATTTCTGTTGGAATACTAGTATAATCGTAATCTTCTTTATTTTCTATAAGACCTGCATATTCAATACTTTCACCAGGATCATCAAACGTTTTTCCTAAAGCAGTATTAACCCATGTTCTTAACATTTCAGGTTGTTTTCTTACAGCATAAAAATCAATTGCCATTTCTTTCCATGTTCTCCATGGAGAATATAACTCTGAAATATGAAAACCTGCTATTTTTTTTGTATCTTCTGTTGCTATCCATTCGCCGTTTTCTAACATCCATTGTTTACTTGATTCTTCTATAACATTACCACAATGTTCACAATCATATTCTGCAGTTTCTGGTTGACCTTGTTCCCATCTTATTTGTTCCCATTTTAATATTTGTTTTTCTTGACAATGAGGACATGGTACATAGTAATATCTTTTATCAGATTCTTCAAAAGCTGTTTCTATTCTAGATAAGTTTTTGATCGTGGGTGTAGAAGTTAAAAAAACTTTTCTATTCCAAAACGTTGTAGTTCTTTTTGTTGCAAGAGAAATAGGATCACCTTCAGCTCCAGCTGATGCTTCATACCTATCTACCTCATCACAAAGTAATATTCTTATAGGTCTTGATGCTAAACCTGCTGCAGAGTTAGAACCAACAATATTAATATTACCGCCTGGAAACTTTTTAGACAATACTGTGTTCGAGCTATCTTTACTTCTCGGTTCTTTTACTTTTTCTCTTAAACAATCTGTATCTCTTATCATATTAGCTAACCTGTCTTTTGACCACGCTTGAGCCATTTGTAATGTTGGCTGTAGAACTAAAATTGGACTTGGGTCCTGATCAATAAAATAAGCAACAATATTATTTAATATTTCAGTAGCTCCAACTTGCGCACTTTTCATAAAAACAATAGTATTTATTTTGTGATCATTAATTGTGTCCATTACAGCTTTTTGATAAGGGGCTCTTGATGTACGCCAAATACCACTTTCAGATGATGATTCTGAGGAAAGTATACGATATTTATCAGACCATTCAGAAACTGTAAGATCAGGAGGTGGACTCCATACTTTCTGTATCGTATTTAGTATTTTCTCTGTATTCTTGGGGTATTGGATCATTGGCTAATTCCTCAAGTGATTCGTTAACGCATTCTTTAATAATTTTTTCTGCATCTGCAAATTCTTTCACAGTTATGACTAAATGTGCAACTTTATTAGGCAAAGTAAGTAATCTACCTCGACAATTAGAAACATAATTAGTCCAAGTTTCAATAACAGTTTCTGTAGGTATTAATTTACCCTCCATAACAGATACATCTAATTCTGCTCTATCTGCTTGTGCTTTTGTTAAACGTGTTTTTTCTTCAGTAATATCGCCTGATCCATCTTTTAAGTTATATCTACCTTTTTTTTGTAAATAAGCTATATAAGACCTTCTACAATGATCTAGATCTAATGGATTAGCACCTGTTTGTGTATGAAATATACCATCTTGTATTAGTTTACCTACATTCTGAACAGTCATGAACAGGTGTTCTGCTACTTCTTTTCTTGTTGCCATTGTTTAATTTTAAACTCAATAGTCGTAAACCGTCTCTACAAAAATCCCGGGTCCTC